GGAATAGAGTCGGAACTACGAAAAACAGTAAAAAATCTACCTTTTCACGTCAAAAAAGACTTGGAGAAGATAAACAAAAATATCTCTGCTATGATTTCTGAGTTAAGTAAAGCGGAAATTGAATGCAGGAGAAAACATAAACCTACACAGACTTTCTTGGAGACGAGAGATAAGTGTAATGAGATGTTGAGAGATTATCAAAAAATGATTACGATGGGAACACTACTTTGAGCATAAAGCCAGCAAAGATATCTATAGAGGACAGGAAAGCATACGGTGACGAAAAGATGTTTGACGGACAGCCACTAGCTGACGACAGACGCATGGCACTGGCTTCTAGATGTAATTGGTATAACTATACCCAAGATAAAAAAACTGCTAAGAAGTGGTTAATAGAATGGCTTGAACTAAACAAGCACAAGGACATAGTCAAAGACTTTAGCAAGATCAAAGATTCCTGGATTCCAATATCCAGTGGCTGGTATGCTAGGATGTCGTTGATCGGTCTAGAACTTACAGAGCATGAAAAAGAACACATGGTCAATGCCTGTAAAGAAGCAATAGCGAATCATCAGAAGTCCGCCAGTGATGATGAAGAAATGGATAAAGATAAACCTAAACGTCCTAACATACAGGAAATTATGATTGCCAAGGCACACGAGGCCGCGGGTGATATAGATGCTGTCTGGGACAAGTATCTAGAAGGTGACATCAAGGCCAGCGAAAAGCCAGAGGGAATCCGTCAAATTTTAGCCAACTATAATATCCTAGCACAGCACGTTTCTATAATAAAAGATATGTGGATTAAGCAACAGAATGAACTCAAGGACGCTGTAGCTGACGTAGACGCCGATTTAAGCGAAGGTTACGGTTGGGCGACTAAGACCCAGCAAAAGAACATGATCAACTACTGTGCGGCGATTATAGCAGAATTAGACGCATATCATCAGAGTAAGAAGGCTAAGGTAGGCACAAGAAAGAAAAAACCGGTTCCTCCAGAGAAGCAGGTAAGAAAATTAAAACACCTAAGACGATACGATGAGTTTAAATTAGAAACAGTAGAGCCTACTAAAATTCTTAAGTCAAGTGAGCTTTGGGTCTACAATGTTAAGAATCGTAAACTACAATACTACGTTGCCGACGACTATGCTAAAGTGTTCGCAGTCAAGGGCACAAGTATCTTAGGGTTTGACACTAACAAGTCAAGTCAAAAGACTCTGCGTAAGCCAGAAGAAACTATTAAGCAATTAAGAATGTCAGGCAAACCGGATAGTCGTAAACTGTTTGACGACCTCAAAACTACCGGCACCGCAGTCAATGGTCGCTTCAACGAAAATCTTATTATTATCAAAGCAACCTAATAGATAAATACTGCTAACGGAGAATACCATGGCAGATTTAACTACATTAAAACAGGACGTATTTGATTATGTTGCTAACCGATTAGGCGAAGGCATAGTTGATACTGAACTTGACCCACAACACTACGAGACAGCATACTCAAAGGCCCTGAACACATATAGGACCCGAGGACAGAATGCCTATGAAGAGGCATACTCGCTGTTGACACTAACGGAAAACACCAACGAATACATACTTCCGCAGGAAGTGCAGTCGGTCAGACAGATCTTCCGTAGAACCATGGGAGACGCCACTGGTCCATACTCATCAAGTTTTGATCCATTTAGTTCAGCAACCTTAAATGTTTATCTATTAAACTATTCATATGCCGGCGGCTTGGCGACATTCGACCTATACACACAATACGTCGAACAGGCCATGCGTATGTTTGGTGGTTTCATGAACTATAACTTTGCTCCAGTAACCAAGAAATTAACATTGATGCGTGATCCAAAGGGTTCAGGCGAACAGGTGCTATTATGGCATTACAACTATAAACCTGAGATCATACTGTTGCAAGACCCACCTATATCACAATGGCTGAGAGACTACACCTATGCTGTTTCCAAAATGATCATTGGTGAGGCTAGAGAGAAGTTTGCTACGATCGCCGGACCACAGGGCGGAACACCGTTGAACGGTTCTGCATTAAAAGCAGAAGCACAGGCAGAAATGGATAGATTGATCAGAGATCTAGAACTGTTCGTGGATCATTCAGAGCCACTAAGCTGGGTCATTGGTTAATGAAGATAAGTGACATCATATCAGAAGGTATGGTCTTTGCCCGTGTAGGCAAGGGCGGTGCTTCTGGCAAGGCCAAGGTTAAAATGAAATGGCGTTGCGAAACTGGTGGTCGTGCAGGCAGACTGGTATCAAGTCCAGCACAGTGTGGAGCCAGTGTTGACGTTGCCAAACGAGCTCAAATGAAAAAGACTCGTGCCAGAACCAAGGCAGTGCAGGCACGCAGAGCAAAGAAAACTAAAAAAGTAAACGTGGCAAGTCGTATAATGCAGGCCCTAAACAAGTTCAAACGCAGAGACGCACTTAAGAAAGTTCTCAAACCTAAGAAAGTGGCAACGTCAAAACGTGCTAAACCAAAAACACCTTTCCTAAAGAAAATATCTCCAAAAGGACCTAAACGCAAATAGGTTGACATAAAATCCATATGGTAGTATAATACTAGTATGGATTTAATGATCGACATAGAAACACTAGCAACAGGCCCAGACGCTATGATTATGACTATAGCGGCTCAGGTCTTTGACCCACTATCTACAGGCTGGCCCGACCGGCATTTTTATGCTAGAGTAACACCCGAAAGTCAACCAAATCGTAAGACAGATGACAACACTATTGAATGGTGGGCACATCAAGTTCCAGAAGCACAGCGAGAAGTATTTGAGGAAGTAGGTCGTAGAGATCTACACGAGTGTTTAGATGAACTAGGCAAACTAATATGGCAAAGTAATAGAATATGGGCAAACGGGCCTACATTTGATATGAACATATTGGAACACGCTTATAAAGAACTTGGTGTTAGTTTGCCCTGGAAGTTCTGGAATGTCCGTGATGCTAGAACTGTTTATTCTCTTTGGCCAGACATGCCAGAGATCAAATCGGCAAGCCATCATGCCCTAGACGATTGTAAACGTCAAATCACTATGTTACAATCTTGTATTAAACATCTTGGAATAACAAAACTAAAATGATTATAGCAATTAGCGGACTTATAGGATCTGGTAAAGACACTGTCGCAGACTATCTTGTTAACTTACATGAGTTTAGAAGGGAGAGTTTTGCAGGCAATTTAAAAAATGCCATGTGTGAGATATTTGGATGGGACCGTGAAATGCTAGAAGGACGTTCAAAATCTAGCAGAGAATGGCGTGAACAAGTAGACGAATGGTGGGCTACAAGATTAAACATACCTCACTTAACTCCACGTTGGATTTTACAACACGTAGGCACAGATGTTATTCGTGGTCACTTTCACGATGATATGTGGTTAGCAAGTTTAGAAAACAAACTTAGAAAAACAGATGACGACATCATTATCAGTGATGTTCGTTTTAAAAACGAAGTTAAGATGTTAAAAGATCTAGGTGCTGTCTGTGTTGAAGTTACCAGAGGTGACAGACCTGCTTGGTATCAATATGCGTTGGATGATGATACCAAAAAGTTAGAAACCCTGAAGGTTCATAGATCAGAATATGATTGGATTGGCACAGACTTTGATGCCACACTGGACAACAACGGAACACTAGACGAGTTATACAAACAAGTAGAAGAGCTAATCAGGAGATAAGTCTCCCGGTTTCCATGCAGTTTCTCTCTGCACAACAGCAGAACAATTTAAACAAATACTTCTCAAATTTCTCAAATCATTATTGTTAAGATTCCCATCCATGTGATAGACATGTATCTGGCTTCCGTGCTTTGCTCTAAAACTACAGAGATCACAAGTTTTCTTTTTAACGTAACCTGACAATCTCCATCTAGGTTCAGGTAATCTTATTTTACGATTTCTATTGATACAGGCCAAACACCGACTGCGATAATACGTTTTATCGTTGCGTTTATAGTTAATAGCACAGTGGTGCTGTCTACATGCTTCACAAATAGGCCTAGTCATACGGTTATTTATATGCACAGACCTTTATAAAGGCTTTGTAAAACGCCTAAATTAGGAAGATTTTAATAAATATTCGTAACAGTTAAAGAGGATTAAAATTATGGCATTAGTTTCCCCAGGAGTGGAGGTTAGCGTAGTTGACCAAAGTCAATATCTACCTGCACCAACGAATTCTGTTCCATATATCTTGTTAGCAACAGCACAGGATAAAACAAGTGGAACATCAACAGCAACAGCATCAGGCACAACAGCGGCCAATGCTAACAAAATCAATTTGGTGTCAAGCCAGAGAGAATTGGTTACATTATATGGTAACCCAACTTTCTACAACACAAGTGGTGGCACACCAATACATGGTTATGAATTAAACGAATATGGTTTATTAGCGGCCTACTCAGTGTTAGGTATCTCTAACAGAGCATACGTCCAACGTGTTGATTTAGATCTTGCACAACTTGCGGCAAGCCTCACACGTCCAACAGGTGAAATGGACAATGGTAGCTTTTGGTTAGACACTGCGAACTCATCATGGGGCATCCATGAATGGAATGCAACCACAGGCGTTTTCACTAACAAGGTTCCAACAGTTATTACATCAACAGATGATCTAACAGCAGGTATTCCGAAAACATCAATTGGTGCTATCGGTGACTATGCAGTAGTAGCAACCAATGCCAATAATCCAGTCTACTACAAAAATAGAGATAATGCTTGGGTATTAGTTGGGTCAGACGATTGGCATAACAGCCATCCGACAATCCAAGGAACAGTAGCAAGTCCTACTTTAACATCAGGCCACTCAATAGTGCTTAATGGCACAACAGTTACACTAAGTGGCACAACAGTAACAGCATTAGCGAGTTCAATCAACTCAGCTTCTATCGCAGGTGTTACAGCGGCCGTGGTCAGCAACAAGTTAGAGATCTATGCGGACGGTGATGTTTCAGCAGACGGGTCTTCATTAGAAGGTGTATTAACCTTAGCAAATGGCTCAGGAACATTATTAACTGATGTAGGCCTAACAGCGAAAACATATTATTATCCAAGATTACAACAGTCACAACACTACGACAATCCACGTTGGAAGTCAACAGACACTGCTCCACGTCCTACAGGTTCTGTATGGATCAAGACAACAGCAGTTAACCAAGGTGCTGAGATCGTTGTTAAATCATACAACGCCACAACAAACGCATGGTCAACAGTGAGTGCTCCGTTATATGAAAATGATCAAACAGCACTTAAGAACATTGATCCAAGTGGCGGTGGTTTAAATGTTGCGACTAACACTTTATATGTTCAGTATGATGCTACAGAAGCAGACAATGCAACTTATAAGATCTACAAGAGATATACAACAGGTGCTACAACAGTAACATCTGAAGATACTTCACCAACATTCACAGCAAGTGAAACATTTACAATCCAAGCAAGTGCTAAGAACTCAACAACATTAACTTCAGCGGTTAGTGTTACAACTTCAGGCACGACAGCGACAGACTTTGTAAGTGATTTTAACTCTGCTAACGTTGCTAACACTTTAGCAAGTGTTACATCAGACGGCGCTGTGCAGATCAAACACACACAAGGTGGTGTTATTGTATTAAAAGATACTTCAGGAACTCCTGTAGCAGACGCAGGTATTACAACATCATTAGATAACGTAAGAGCTGGTAATGATTCAGACGTTATCCTTTCTAACTATGTTGCTTTAACATACACTGCTTCAGCAACGGCACCAAGCCAAGATCCAGCAGAAGGCACATACTGGTATAATTCATCAACAGATGTTGATGTTATGATATTAGACAACGGTGCTTGGAAAGGTTACACTAACGTTTCAAACGATGCACGTGGTTTTGACCTGTCAGTGACATCACCAAATGGTGTTATAGTTTCTGCAAGTGCACCAACACTACAGAGTGATTCAACAGCACTTGTATATGGTGACTTATGGTTAGATTCATCAGACTTGGAAAACTATCCTAAACTTTATCGTTGGGAATCAGTTAGCTCAGTTGATAAATGGGTATTGTTAGATAATTCAGATCAAACAACAGAAGATGGTATCTTGTTTGCAGATGCACGTTGGGCGGCTAATGGAACAACAGATCCGATCACAGATGACGTTCCAACGACTAAGTCATTATTATCAAGCAACTATACAGACATTGATGCACCGGACGCTACATTGTATCCAGAAGGTATGTTGTTATTCAACACAAGACGTTCAGGATATAACGTTAAACAGTTCCAAGTTAACTACTTTAACGCAACTGACTTTCCAGATGATTCATTACCTACACAGAGAGATGCATGGGTAACAGCATCAGGTAACAAGGCAGACGGTTCACCTTACATGGGCAGAAAAGCACAGCGTAAGATCATCGTTAATGCTATGCAGTCAGGCATTGATGCTAACACATCAATCCGTGAGGAACAGAAACAGTTCAACTTAATAGCGGCTCCAGGTTATCCAGAATTAATGCAGAACATGGTGGCATTGAACAACGATAGAAACAACACAGCATTTGTGTTAGGTGATACACCATTTAGATTAGATGACTCAGGTGCATCTATCTTAGATTGGTCATCAGATGCACAAGGTTCAGGCGTAGACGGCGAAGATGGTTTAGTTACATCAGATCCATATGCGGCCACATTCTATCCAAGTGGTAGAACAAATGACTTATCAGGTAACACAGTGGTTGTTCCACCAAGTCACATGATATTAAGAACATTTGTGAGAGCAGACGAGATTGGTTATCCATGGTTAGCACCAGCAGGTGGTCTACGTGGAACAGTTGACAATGCTTCAGCACTAGGTTACATCAATGCGTCAACAGGTGAGTTTACACAGATCAACGTGAGAGAATCACTACGTGACACGTTATATGAGAACCAAGTCAACCCAATCACATTCATACCTGGAACAGGTATCGTGAACTACGGTAACAAGACACTTGCTTCATTACCATCAGCACTTGATAGAGTAAACGTATCAAGACTGGTTGCTTACTTACGTGATAGATTAGAAGCATTAGGCAGAGCTTATATCTTTGAACCAAATGATACTACTACACGTAACGAAGTTAAACAGGCATGTGAACAGTTATTAAATGACGTTACTGCTAAACGTGGTATTTACGATTATCTAGTTGTATGTGATGACACAAACAACACACCAGAGCGTATTGATAGAAACGAATTATACGTTGATATCGCAATTGAACCAGTGAAATCTGTGGAATACATCTACATTCCATTGAGAATTAAAAACACAGGCGACATTGAAGCAGGTAATTTATAGTATATAATAATATACGCAGATAATGGCACTTCGGTGCCATTTTTTGTGAGTCTAGACCGATAAATACGATACATAAGTATAAAGGAGAAATACACATGGCTGTTTCATCATTAAGCAAAATGACAGTGCCTTTAGCATCAGACCAATCAGCGTCTAGCCAAGGCTTGTTAA